CGGTAATGAATAGTTCCCATTTACTAAATATAATACGATTGGGAACGAAGAAGTAATGGATAGATATATCCGGAAACAGACGCACCCGTAGTATTACCGTGGTTCGGCTTTTCTAACGATCAAATTGCATTCCCAAATTCTCATACAGTACAATCAGGCGATCTCGCAGATTACATGGGAATCCCTCTCACTGAAACCGGAGATGACGGTGTTCAGGAAATCGTTTCAGCTATGGCCTTCGGGGCCTATGGCAAAATCTATGACGAATATTACAGAGATGAAAATCTCATTGATTCCGTCTATCCGCTACAACAAGCGGCATTCACAGAATCTGGAGAATCTAACGAGTTCTACAATTACTTCAAAAGACATCGTGCTTGGGAGCACGATTACTTCACAGCGGCATTACCCTTTGCGCAAAAAGGAAACGCTGTACAGTTACCACTTGGTAACGTTAAATTAAACGCTGGTATTACCGGCGGTACTGGTATCTGGAAAGATAACCAATCACTATTATCCGGGGCGGATGGTGCATTAAAAATAGGCGCTCCGGTAGGCCCCGGTGTCACTACTTCGGCGTCTACTCCCGCCGGTCACTCTCTAATCTATGATCCTAATGGAACACTCGGAATCGCACCCACAACAATCAACGATCTTCGACGCGCCTTTAAACTTCAGGAATGGCTTGAGCGAAATGCTCGCGGAGGCACTCGCTATATCGAGAGCATACTTGCGCATTTCGGAGTCGCTAGCTCGGACAAAAGACTTAACCGTCCGGAATACATCTGTGGAGCAAAGTCACCTATTGTCGTTAGCGAAATTGTTAATACAGGCGGAGATACAAGCGAACTACCTCAAGGGAACATGTCTGGTCATGCTCTCGGAGCAAACTCTGGACGCGTTGGATCCTACTTTGTCGAAGAACATGGGTACATTATGGGAATCATGTCCGTCATGCCTAGAACGGCGTATCAACAAGGTATCCCGAAACATTATCTAAAAGTGGATGACCCATTCAAATTCTTCTGGCCGGAATTTGCTAATATCGGCGAACAGGAAATAACAAACAATGAAGTATTCGCTTATCAGGGATCTGGTAATAACATAAAAACCTTTGGATATGTCCCACGCTATTCTGAATATAAATTCGAAAATAACCGTGTGTCAGGTGACTTTCGAACGTCTCTCAACTACTGGCACCTTGGACGAATCTTCTCGGGAGCACCGGCTCTTAACTCTACTTTTATCGAATGCCGGCCTCGTAACGACGTCTTTGCTGTTACGGACCCCAACACACAGCACTTATACTGTCACATTCTTAACCAAGTCAAGGCATCACGATTGATGCCACGTTGGGGAACACCTCTAACACTTGGTGGCGGCGAGAACTAACACAGTCATCACTATGTGTATAAATCCAATCATCGTGAAAAACTCAGGCGGAATACCGGTCCCTTGCGGGCGTTGCACTAAGTGCCGCGCTCGCAGGGCTTCTGCTTGGTCATTCCGCTTAATGCAACAAGAAAAAATATCTATAACAACAAACTTTATAACACTAACTTATGGTACGTCAAACATCCCCATTACAAATAGCGGTTACATGTCTCTTAACAGACGTGATGTACAACTCTTTATTAAAAGACTTAGGCGCGCTCATCCAAAAAATCGACGAGGAAGATCGTCTCCTCCAATTCGATACTACGCGGCCGGAGAGTATGGAGGGAAAACTAACAGACCTCACTATCACATTATCCTATTCAACGCCGACAGAGATGTCATCGAATCAACATGGGGACTTGGCTCGGTTCATTACGGCACAGTCACCGGAGCAAGCATCGGCTACACTCTAAAATACATCAGTAAACCATCTCGAATTCCTCAACACAAAAATGATGACAGACAAAAAGAATTCGCACTCATGTCTAAAGGACTCGGTGCAAACTACCTATCAGAATACATGGTATCATGGCATAAGGATGATCTTCTCAATCGTCAGTACGTTAATATCATTGGTGGCAAAAAAGCAGCGATGCCTCGTTACTATAAAGACCGACTTTACACCGAAGCCGAGAGACAAAAAATTAAAATCCACTCCTTCGGAAGGATCTTCGAAAAACTTAGACAGCAGTACAATGCTTCAGCAACAGGAGATATTCTCACGGCAATGAAAAAAGTTAGGGAATATGAAAAGTATGTCATAAGTTTACCGGTAAAAGACAATCTATGACACACACAAGCCACCCAATCACAAGGCCTGTAACCGCTGCAACTGCACGGTTCAGGCCTTTATCGTTAGAAGTAAATAACGAAAAAACTAAAACAATTCCCGACCAGGCGCTATCCGTTCAGGAGATCATGCGTCGCTGGGCAAATGGAATGCCTATGGAGGGTGCTCAGCCCGTATTCTACGAGGATGACGAACTACCCGACTTAAAAAAAATGGACCTCGAAGAGGTCGCTCAACTCGCAATGGAAAACACAGAGTATCTTGCGAAACACAAAAAAGACGCGGATGAAAAATTCCGCAAAAAACAAAAACAGGATATCATAGACGAGCATGAACGCGAGTCCAAAAAAAATATCCTTGATAAACCTCACGCCGAAGGCGCCCCCGGAGGGACAGAAAAAAAAAAATCGGTTGAAAAACACAAAATGACGGTTTCGGAACGAAACCCTAAAAAAGCACTAATCACCTTGATATATTAGTGCTAATTGACACCACACAATAAATTCTCAAATAAAAATAAGCCTCAAATGCGTGAACTAAACGCGCAAAACAAGGCAAAAAATAAAATAAAAAATTAAAAAAAGTGGTATCAACTAACACAAAATCAAAAATTAAAATAGCTATACTTATAGCTCTAATCACAATGAAAACAAACTATCAACCGAACTTAAATCGGGACCTCGATTACTCGGCTACCGCAGGTGCCGTAGCAGGGACATCGCAGATCGCAGCAGCTGCGATCGGGGCGATGGCCCAAAACAAACTCAATGACAAAACAATGGACTATAACAAGGAAATGTACAAACGTCAAAGAGATGATGCGATCATGGATCGCGAATTCACTAATACTTACAACTCACCAACAAACCAAATGCAGCGCCTTCAAGCTGCTGGTCTAAACCCAAATCTAGTATATGGCAATGGAAACATACAGATGGGGAGCGCTCCAACGCGCCCCTCTACACCGGGTTCATGGAACCCCAAGGCTGCGGATTATTCTGGCATCGCTCAAGGAGTCGGGAACGCTTTATCCGTTCAACTACAACAACGACAACTGGCTAACATGGATGCACAAACGCAACTCATACAAGCTCAAACAGCTAAAACAAGCGCAGATACAGCCAATTCTATGGCGACTAACCCTGGAATATCTATCGACAATGACGCTAAGGCATTTGATCTCCAATTCAAAAAGGATATGAAAGATCTTACCATGGCCACTACTGCGCAACAACTTGCTGGGCTTGTGCAAGGCTATGACTATGCACTAACAGCAAATGAGCAAAAAATTGCTCTATCTAACCTCGACCTAAAGGCAAAAGCTGAACAGGTAGTTCAGGCGAGATTCCAGAACTCAACTAACAGTCTGGAAAAACAAAAGCTGCAAGCTCAGCTTCAGCAAATACAAACATCTACTGATCTTGATAAACAAGATCTACAATTAAAAAAGCTCGGCATCGAGCCACACGATAACATTATAGCCCGTATCATTGGTAAATTAATCGGGCCTTCAAATATAAACACTCAAGTAAATAAAGATTACCAAAGAGAGAAAGGGCATCAAGGATGGCCCGACGACTTACCTTCTCCTCCAGAAAAACCATAATCATGTATACAAAACGCAGATCAGGAAAGAGGCGCTCCACTAAGCGCGGCCGTGGAAAACGGCGTGTAAGCAAATCATATCGTGTATCACGAGGCGGCATCCGCCTCTAAAACCTATCACAAATGGCAGGACAAAACATCTTCAATTCAGTTCAGATGAAACGGCCCGGACGTAATACGTTCGACCTAACACACGACGTGAAAACGGCGTTCAACATGGGGGAGCTAATCCCCATCATGGTCACCGAAGCAGTCCCGGGTGACCACTTCAAACTATCATGTCAGACACTAGTGCGCTTTGCGCCACTAATAGCCCCTGTCATGCACAGAATGGATATTACCATTCACTACTTCTTCGTCCCTTACAGAATCTTATGGCAAAATTGGACTAATTACATTACGGCTAATTATATACCAGGTACAGGAGTTGCTCCTGTAATGCCGTTTACGACAATCGGACCCGTATCACCCGCACTTCTGCCTATTGCATCTGGAGATTTAGCGGACTACTTAGGACTTCCGCTTACAGCGGGATGGACACCAACAAATCTTGAAAAAATTCAAGTGCTTCCTTTTGGAGCTTATCAAAAAATCTATAACGATTTCTATCGTGATCAGAACTTAATCACAGATAAATTCCCAAAT